CGCGACCCAGCGGCCACACCGGGACCGCGCGCCGGGAGATCGCGCTTGGCGAGCTCATCGAAAATCTGCCGCTGGGCGTCGACAAGCGGCACCTTGCCAGCAATCAGACGCGTCGCCCAATCGCTCGGCAACCGCGCGGCGCGACAGGCCGCCAGGATGCCCTCGCAGCGCGCGCGCTCCACCTCGGCGCCAGCCTCCCGCTCGCTCGGCTCTTCAGGGGTCGGCGGGTCGTCACTCGCCGGGGCCTCGGGCTCGAGTTGCTCGCGCTCGACGAGCGTCTCCGACAACTCCGATCGATCACTCGTCGGCGCTGACTGCTGTGGCTTTCTGGACGGCATTGGCTTCTCTCCAGCGTTGCGCATCACGATGACGCATGAATTGGTCTGGCTCTTGTCCCCGCTCCGCACGCGGGCGCCGGCGTCGGCCGGCATCGGGACCATCGAGATCTCGTAGGGTTCCCAGTCGACGGCCGTCCGGATGGGCAGCTTGTTGTCCTTGCCGCCGTCCTCTTCGAACTTGTGGACGCGGTAGCCGACGCTGACGTTGCGGATAATGCCGTCGCGCACGTCGTTCCAGATCGGCTCCACCGCCTCGCGCCGAGAGAAGCGCACCGTGGCGCGTGCTTCTTTCCCGGTCAACTTCACGCTGCCCGACTCGACCACGCCGATTTGATCAGAGATGCTCCACGCCGAATGGGCATCGAGCAGCGGGGCTCCCTGATTCAGGCGATCAACGCGGACGTGCTCGGACTTCAGCGACAGCTTTTCGAGGTAGCGCTTCCCCGTCCACCAGTCCATCCGCTCCACGGCCGCGCCCGTGGAGAAGATCAGTTCGACGGTACGCTGTTCCTCATCGACCGTGGCGACATCGGCGCGAATGGCGAGCGCGGGCTGATCAACGGTCAGGAGCTGCGGCGATCGCGAGGGCGCGCGCGGCGGCATGATGGTTCGCAGGATGCAGCCGAGGCCCCGCACATGGGAAGAGGGTTGTCTCTCAATTGCGGCCGTTTGCGGCCATTTGCCGGTGTTCGATTTTTTAGTCGAACGGTCGCCCGTACCGGCGCGCATCGGCCATCGAGATCCGAAACCGTCCGCTCGGCGTACGACTCGCACGCAACGCGCCCTTCCGAATGTCGCGATAGACGGTGTCGATGTGCACGCCCCAGAAGCGCGCCAACCGGGAGGGCGACACGTGCGGCTCATCCTCCCGCGCCCGCTGCGAGATCTCTGGCGGCTCGACCTGCGTGGTGCGATCGGAACGGGTGATCATCGTCGGCCTCCCACGATGGTGCCGAGCCAGTCCAGGACGCGCGCCTCGCCATGGGTCGCCACGAGCTGTTCGAGACGGCGCGCGGCCTCGTCGACCTCATCCTCCTCAGTCGGCGCAGGGGCCACCGGGGCCGGCACCGACTGCAGCTGACCGGCCTGCGTCATCTTCCGCGGGTCGCTGTCGAGCATGAGACCAAGCCGATCGAGCGTGTCGTTGTCGGCGGCCATCTCCTCGAGGAGCTCGAGCGGGTCATACCCGCGCTCGCGGATCACTTCCGACAACGTCGTGATGCCCGCGCGGATGTTCCGCATGTGCGCGAGGCCCTCCTTATCCGGCTCGATCATCGCCATGGGGGGCGCCGTCCACTTCGCCGGCGGCTCTTCTGACACCTGGCCACTGACAACCGCGGCCTGCATCGCCCATCCCCAGACCGGGCCACAGAACTGCGGGATCAGCAAGCGCCAGCGCCAGTCCTCGACGCGCGCCCAATGGCGCAAGCGCGACATTCGGGCCGCCGAGAACGGCAGATCGGTGTAATCGCCCGTGAGGTCCTCGTAGGTCACGCCCAGTCCAGCCGCGATCCCCCGGAGGCTCGTGGCGACGTAATCGCCGTACTCTCGCACCGTGGGCGGCTGCACGACTTCCACGTTCCGCCCCGGCGGCACATTGAGAATGGCGCCGGGCTCGAGGAGGTCGATCTCAGGTGACTGCGTCCGATCGGCCACGCCCAGCGCCGGCGCCGACCCGTCGATGTCGCTCGTGATGACGGCCAGGCACGCCGCCACCTTCTGCTTCATCAGCGTCGCGTCTTCGAACTCGTCGAAGTCCTTGAAGCGCAGCAGCACGGGCGAAAACCACGACGCGCCGCGGAGTTGCCCCGGGCGGCGGCCCTTGAACACGTGGAGCACACTCGACGCCGGCACGCGTTGCGACGAGATCGATCCCATCCCCAGCGCCGATCCGGGATGTTCGGGCAGCAGCCAATAGGCCACTCGCCGCCCGATCGCGTCCAGCTCGACGCCATGCACGATACGACCGCCACCGGGCAGCGTTCCGAGCTTGGTCGTATCGAGGACGTCAGGCTCGAGGACCTGGAGCTGGAGCGGAATCGGCAGGCCGTCTTCCGGCCGCCGGATCCGGCGACGCACCAACACCTCACCGGATTCGACCACCGTCTGCATCACGAGCTTCTCGAGACCGTAGAAGTCGTGCTGCCCGTGCGCATCGCACGCCGTTGAGCCGGCCCACGCGTTCCAGGCCTTCTGCGCGGACGCGTTCGTGGTCTTCGCGACGATGCCCCAACCGACGGTATCGTCCACGATCGTCCGGAGCGCGCTTTCGGCGTGCGGGTTGTTTCGCACGAGATCGCGCGCGACGTCACGCAGGCGACCCACGAACGGCCCTGTCGAGGCATTCGGGTCGCCCGAGCTCCGGCGCCAGCCCTGTGTCCGACGGCCGGCCGCAGCGCCCTCGTAGTGCCGCGCCACCAGGTCCAGGGCCACACGGGCCCGTTGGCGCCGCAGCGTCCAGCGCGGCGCCACTTCCGCGGTGAGGCGATCAAGCCAGTGCATCAGACCCCCTTCGACGTCGCGGCGAGCCGGTGCGTCCGCGTCTGCGAGCTCTGCGCGGCGGCGTCGTGCTCCATCACCGACAGGAGCTTCAGCATGTCGTCCACCGAATGAAACGTGACCGACTGGTCGGCGAACGTGATCGAGCGCGCGCCTCGGCCGGCGGCAATCGCGGCTTTCAACGTATCGATGTCAGTTTGCGTCCATGGCATACGTCAGCTCGTGATATCCATCAGATTCCGAACGTAGAACGACACTTCGTGCGTCGCCCGACCACCACCGACCAGGCCCACATCCAACGTGAGGAGTCGGCGCTCTTCGACACCGGTGCCGAGAATCGCGGTGTCGTCGGAGACAAACTGGAACGTGAACAGCCCCAGGCTGAGCACACCACCATTCACATTCAACACGTCGATATGATCCCGACTGTTGACGATCCCACCGCTCGTGACATCGCGCAGGGCGAGGGCGATGCTGGCAATCTGCGTCGGGTTCACGGGAAGCTTGTCCGGCGCGAGGAGCCCCACCTGGTACTGATACGTCGATCGCTCCGGCACGAACTGCGTCGAGGGGAAGACCTTCACACTCATGAATGCCCCCTACACGATCTTGTCCCGCACGAAGACGAGGGGCGCCACCAGCCGATCGCTATTCCACCTGATGGGCGACACCAACGCATCGCGAGCGAAGCTGAGCTTCTCGATGATCACGATGGGAGCCGCCGGCACAGTTGGCGGCAACGCGACGACGATGCACACCGGCCACGGTGCTCGGATTGGCGGCGACGGCGGCATCAACCACGGCAGAGTGCTCATCGCCGCCGGATCGGTGATGACTGGAGCGGCAATCCTCGAGGCGACCGAAACCAGCCGGCGCACGACGGGCGGCGTCAGCGTCAGCGGGAACGCCGGCACGCCTTGATCGAACCGGATCGGGATCACGAGCGTGTCGCGCACGGGCCGCGGCGCGACGACGAGCGGGAGCGTCGGCGAGAACCACGGGATCCCGGTCGCCGTCGGCGGGAGCGCGAGGACGTGACGAACCGGCCAGCGTGGAAGGATCAGCGGTTGCGCGGCCGGCAGCCAGGGGAGCGTTGGCGCGCCGGTCGCCGGCACGGTCGGCGGCATGACGAGGGCCGAGCGCACGGGCCAGCGCGGCAGGATCAACGGTTGCGCCGGCGGGAGCCACGGGATCCCACTCATCGCCGCCGGAGGCACGGTCGGCGGGAGCACGAGGACGTGCCGCACCGGCCAGCGCGGCAACACGAGCGGTTGCACCGGCGGCAGCCAGGGGATTGCGGGAACGCCGGCCGCCGGTACCGTGGGCGGCATGACGATCAGTGAGCGTGTCGGTCGCGTCGCGAGAATCAGCGGCTGCGCGGCCGGGAGCCACGGGATAGTCGGCGCCGCGGCGGGCGGGACCGCGACGGGCCCGGCGATCGAGACGTAGTGCACCGGCCCGCGCTGCACGATCTGTGCGGCGCCGCTCGTATCGACCGCCAACACTGAGGGCGGCGCCGGCTGT